GAGGGTGCGTGCCGCGTCGCTCTCCGTCCGCGTCGCTTCCTGCCGTGCCAGCAGCTGCTGGCGCTCGGTGCCCAGCGCCCTGGCCAGGTTGGTAGTCGCCTCGGCTTCCGACTTGCGCGCCTCGGCGCTTTCCTTGGCGCGCGTGATCAGCTTCGCGCTCGACTCCTCAAGCGCGCCGTAGGTGACATTCAAACGGGTGATGGCCGCGCCGGCGTTGGCCGACGTTGCGCCAAGCTCAGCGGTGGCCGACGCCGCGCGGGCGGTCGCTCCCGAGGCCTTGAATGCCGCTTTCTCAGTCTCGCTGAATGAAGTGGCGAGCAGGCGGTTGTGCTGCGCGGCCTGCAAGAGCTTGTCGCGGCCCTCCTTGTCGATCGCCGCAAACGCCTCCTTGGCGCGATCGCTGAATCCGGACAGCCCCACCTCTCCAGCCTTCAACGCAGCGAAGAAAATGCCCAGCGTCTTGCCCACGCCAACGAAGGCCACCGACGTAGACAGCACGCCTGCCTCGAGCCCGTCGAGCGTGTTCTTCAGCGCGTCGATCACGCCCGCGTCGCCGATGGTCTTGAATGCCCCGGCGATGGCGTTCTTGAGATGCTCCCACTTCTGCGTCAGCGTCTCTGCCTGCTGGCCGGCGGCCGACGTCGAGCCGTAGAGCTTGTCGAGACCGGCGGCCAACGCCGGGAAGAGCTGCTCTGCCGTCACCTGGCCGGCTTCGACCAACTTGATCAGCTCTGCCGTCGTGATGCCGAAACCGGAAGCCACCGCATTGAGCGCGCCGGGCAGGCGCTCGCCGAGCTGCCCGCGCAGCTCCTCCATCGCCACCACGCCTTTCGACGCCATTTGCGACAGCGCCAGCAGCGCGCCCTGCGTATCGTCGGCGGACTTTCCGGCAATGGCCATCGATCCCGCCACCGCCTCGAACACCGCCCGCGTCGCCTGACCTTCGGCGCGCGTCCCCTTGGTCGCTGCGGTCAGATCTGCGTACGCCTTGCCGGCGGCAATCAGCGGCAGCCCGAGACGATCGGCCACGTCGCGCGCGTAGGCCATTTCTTCCGCGGCCTTTTCGCTCGACCCGGCCACCGCCGTGAACGTGCGCTGCATGCCCTCCAGGGCGACATTAACCGTCAGGAACTGCCGCGCCAGCTCGACGCCGCTGTACGCAAGACCCAGCTTGCCGAGGGTCGATATCAGGCCGTCCGTACGCTGTGCCGCAGCGGCGACCGAGCCCGTCGCGCCGTTGAGCTCTTCGCGAAAACGCTTGATCTGCGCCTGTCCGGCTGCGAAGGCGCGGTCCATCTCGGCGCCGGACGTGCGACTATCGCTGGCCAGCTTGAGCAGCGACTGATTGACGCCGAGGATGTCCGCCTCGATCTGCTTCGCCGAGCGGATGCCGAGCGTATTGAAGGCCTGGTCCAGGCGCTCGGTGCTCGTCTGCACGCGCTTTTCTGCTGCGCCGATCTTGTCGATCGACTGACCCATGGCGTCGACGTTGGCCTTTCCGGTCACGTCGGCGCCCACTTCGATTTGCAGTTTGAGATCGTCAGCCATGCCCCATTCTCACGCGCGCGAGAGCGCTTGCGCAGGGCGTAGCGCTTCGACGAGCGGGCATGAAAAAGCCCCGCGGGGCGGGGCTTCCGGGGGGCTTGCTGCCGGCGTTAGCCGTCGAGCAGTCGCACCTCGAACGGCTCGGTCTTGCCGGTGGGCGTCGTCAATCGTCCCTTCAGCGAGATACTGCCGAAGTTGTCCGCGACGAAGTCGAATGCGGTATCGGGGGAGATCAGCACCTCCCAGGCCGTGCAGATCGACGGCTTCCCGCCGTCGTAGTTGATGCCGTCCAGGATGATTTCGGCGCGTACCTGCGCCTGCGTCGCGCCCGCGATGCGCGTTCCGGTCGTCGCGTTGTACGTGCCCGACACCTTGAGCGATGCGCTGTTGGCGATGGCGCCAGTGGACTTGATGCGTACCCAGCCCATCCGGTAGTTGACGTCGTAGTCCGTGCCCAGCACGTAGGTCGGCGTGCCCGAGGTGTGCTTGACCACAAACCCGGCCGTGGCGAAATTGGCCTTGCTCGTCGGCACCCACTTGTCGTGCACCGCGACCAGCACCTCGTCGGTGATGGAGCCCGAGCCCTGGTTGATCACCGACTGCGTGCCGAGCAGGGCCAGTGTNAGGCCGTCCTTGTCCAGCTCCGTGAGCACCACCGTCAGGTCTGCCGGCTTCTGGATGGCAACGGCGGAGATCACCTGGCCGTACGTCGTCTTCCCCTTCGAGGTCGCTTCTTTCAGCTCGGTATTGGGCTTGATCTCGAACTTGCTGCACTCGAAGGGGCCGGCCTTGCCGGTCGGAATGCCCGTAACGGGGTCGAAGCGGTTGATGTAAAGATCGCCCGCGCCGAGGAATGAACGTCCAGCCATGGTTGGTTACCTCCTGATAAAAAGTTTCAGCTCGCCGAAACGACGTGCTGCGTAGCAACGGCCAGCGGGAACAGCAGCGCCCCGGCGGAAAAGATCGGTGGCGGTGGGGTTTCCAGCGTCAGCGGCGTGTAGCCATCGGGCGGTGTCCAGCCCAAAAGCCGCTTCAGCACGGCCGCAGCCAGCGGCGCCGCCTGCCCGCGCGCCGCACCGCCAGCGGCCGTGCGCGCCGCGCTCTTCACCGCAATCACCACCAGCCAGCGTGTTTCAACCAGTGCCGCGCGGCGCTGGCGGCGCGACTCCAGCACGCGGTAGCCGTCGTAGATCACAAAGGCGCAAGGCATCGGCTTACCGGCCTTCTCGAGTTCGTCGAAGTCGGCCATGCCATAGACCTTGAGCAGCTCGGGAATCTTCCCAAGCTCCTCGATCAGCGGCCGTTCGAGCCCCAGCATCAGCGCGCCTCGCGCGAAAACAGCCGCGGGCTGCTGAGCATTTCGACCTCTCCGGACGAAGCTACCGACGGCGTCGCCGCATCCAGCTTGATGGCCCCGGTCGAGATGTCGCGCAGCCGCGCCGCAGCATCCCGGTAGCGATCGCGGACGATGTCCGGCGCCGCATCGGTGTACAGCGCATAGCGCACCAGGTCGCAGCACAGCCCGACCAGCAGGTCGGGCACCGCCGGCAGCGGCAGCGCGTAGCGCGCCGCCAGGTAGCCGTCGATCACCGCGCTGGCATAGTCCAGCTCACGCGCCACGATGGCCACGTCGACATTGACGCCGCTCACGCGGTCGGTCTGCTCGATCAGCTCCTGTTCGCCGAAGCGGCTGATCAGGTCTGCCAGGGTGGCGTAGGGCATGGCTACTCGGCGCCGAAGACCGGCTCGACCACAAGCATCGGCTCCGCTTGCATGGCAGCCAGCTGCTCGTCGCTCAGGACATCGGCCGGCACCGTTTCCGGGGCCTTGCTCCAGGCGCGCCCGGCGCGCCGAAAACCTTCGACGCGGCTGCTGATCGCGAAGGCCGTCGGGGTGCCGGACTTGCTGTCTGTTTTCTTAGTCGTCATGTGCTTTCCTTTTCGTGGCCCCCGCCCGGCAACCCGGGCGGGGGAGCTTGCCTCGCGGGGTATTCGTTTCCGGCCCGCCGGCCGATCGTTCAGTGCAGCCACCTCTCGCGAAGTGGCTGAGGCTCAACGCTCGCGGCCGCTTAGCCGGTGCTGCCGACGGAGAGCTGCCAGAATCCGTAGAGCCCGGTGGCTCGCGCCTCGGCGCCGTACTTGTACTCGGCACGGTTGAAAACGTCGTCGTTTTCCTGGCTGGTCTGCGAGACGAAGGTCGGCGCCTTGCGCATCTGGATGATGAACGGCTTGACCGACATCTTGCTCGTCACGTGCAGGTACCAGGCAGTGGCACTGGTCAGCGCCGGATTGACCAGCACCTTTGCCGTGCCCTTGTACGGATTCGGCGAGTTGTCGACCAGCTTGTCCGCTTCGCACAGGATGCGCGCCGTGGCCTCAAGCGCCGGGGGAACTTCCAGCGTGTCCGGCACCAGTCGCAACGACATTCCCTCTTCGTCCTTGTAGCCCATGATCGCCGCGCGCGCGGCCCCGTAGCTGGCCAGAGACGCCGCCTGCGATGCCGCCGACAGGGCGACCGTCAACTTGTTGCTGACCGTGTCGCTACCGACCAGGTGATCGGTATCGTAGAAATACTGACCATCCAGGCAGGTCTGCGTGAATGCGCCGTTCTTGAGGTCGTCGACGATGATGTCGTTCAGCTCGCTGGCCGCCTCGCCGGCACCGAGCGCCTGCGTGTTGTACACGCCGAGCCGGTCATCCTCGATATCGTTGCGCTTGACGGAAATCGTCGTTTCCCAGTCCTCGTTGGCCTTGTAGTACTCGCCGGCCTCTATGTTCTTGACCACCTTGTCGCCGATCCACTTGCGAAAGCGCGGGAAGCGCGTCAGCCAGGCGTAGTCCTCTCCGGCGCCAGTCGATGGCACGACCATGGCCGTCATTGCCCAGTCGCCCTGCTTGGCGACCAGGGCCTTGTTGAACAGCGTCTTGAGACCGGTGAACAGCGTTTTCAGGTTGCCCGCATTGACCAGCAGACCGCCGAGCAGGATCGTCGGCAGGTCGCCCTGCAGGCTGGCATCGAACGCGAGCTGCGGCATGGCAAGCGCCGGGCCGCATGCCCAGGCCAGCGCCGCGACGCCGATCAGGAGAATGGTTTTGAGGGGTTTCATCATGGGAAGCTCCAGTGATCAGTGAGAGGGGGTGGCTTTACTCGACCCATACGCCGTCGGACTCGACGCCGAGCACCTTGCCGGCGACCGAGCGCGTGCTGCCGCCGTTGGTTTTGGCAACCGTCTGGTCATCGACGATGTAGCAGTTCTTGCCCAGGTCCGCCTGCACGACCAGGTCGGCGCCGAGGTTGGCCCACTTGAACGCCTTCTTGCGCCGCACCTGCACGCTGATCGCGCCGTTGGCGCCGGCGGTGTTGTCCGCCATTGCTTCGGCCCGGCCGAGATAGGTCAGGGTGGTGGCGGTGGCGCCCGGGGTGGCAAAGCCGGTGGCACTGGCAGCCACCAGCGCGCCGGCGAAAATCTTCGCGGCGGCAGCGACGGGCACGGCGATCAGCTCGCCATCCTTCAGCGGGGTGTTGCGATCAGCAGCTAAAGCGCTCAATGGGATGCTCCTCTACGTAATGGAATGACGGCTCAGGCGGCAGCCAGCGTCGATTGGTAATCTGCCTCGGCCACGCCGAGCAGCTGGCAGACCTTCTTGGCGTCCGCCGACAGGGCGGCTACGCCGGTGCCGTCGGGCTTCTGGCCCTTGCTTTGTGTCTCGCCGGGCTTGCACACTACCGGGGCGGCAGAGAGAAAGGCGGTCAGTGCCTCGGGGTCTTTCTTGCCGAGCCCCTCTGCCCAATCCTTGATCGCCGGAGTGAGCTTCCCGGCGGCCAGGCCATCGGCGACCAAGGCGGCCACTTTGCCGCCGGCAATCTCGGCAGTCAGCGCGGCCAGCTGGCCCTGCACGCTGGCGTGTTCGGTTTGTAGGGCCGAGAGCGTCGCCACCGGCACGTATTTGGCCGGGTCCGGCGCCGTATTGATCTGCGCGCTCAGGCTGGCGACATTGCTTTTCAGCGCGGCGATGGCCGCCAGCGCCTCGGGCTCGCTTGCGGTTTCCGACAGGCCGAGCGCCTTGAGCAGCTTCTTGAGATATTCAGGCATAGATTGCTCCTGGTGTGAGGGTGGTAGTGCAAACAGCTCGGCGGCCAGGGAGGCAGCGAGATCGGTCAGGCCGTCGAGGCCGGGGTCATTGGTGAGCGAGGCGTGCAGCAGATTCAGCACGCGGCCAGTCGTCTCGTCGAAGGAAAAGACGGGGGAGAGATAGCGGTACTCGCGCGCCGCGATGTGCGCCGCGGCCTGCGCCGTCCATTTCACGCCCAGCGCCCACAGGCCGTCGCGGCGCCATTCCAGCTCTCGGAACCAGCCGGCCGCCGGCGCCTTGCCGCCGCCTGCCTTGGCGTGCAGCGTGGCGTGCTCGTAGTCGATTACCCGGTCCGACTGGCGCGCCGCGGCCGCTGCGACCAGGCGCGCGCCGTCTTCTGCGGTCAGCACCCAGCCGTCGAGGTCGTTCGGCATCGTGCGGCCATCCCAGGAGCGGAAGCTGCCGGCCGGGAGCAGGCGCACGTCCGCCGGCGCCGAGGCGCCGAGGCCCAGCCGCTCAAGGTCAACGGCGCAAGCGGCCACGCCAGAGCGCTGGGAGCCGCCAGCCAGAGCGCCAGAACCTGCGGACAGGACAGCGATGGCCGGCAGGCGTTTCTCTCTGCTGGGGGGTGTGGGGAGGCGATTCGACATGTGTGGATTGTCGGTCGCGCGCGCGCGGGCTGGGAGGCCGAAGCGCTTCGGCATGTCGCCAGGCGGGGGGGAAGGGGCAGAATCCGGG